TTGTACATATCAAATCTGCAATAACAGGTGCGACCGCTGCTCCGATTGCAATACCAACACCCGCTGGCGTTGCCCATAATGCTGCTGAATCTAAACTTTTGGCTAAACAGTTTGAGATTATGTTTTTTAATAGCGTGGGGTCGATGCTCTCGCCAACGAATGGTATTAGTAAAAACCCTTCCGTTATGATTTCGCTCATTGCCGCTACTGCCACGGCCTTGGTTGCCATATCTGCAACATAAAGAAGCGGCTGCGCCATAATTGATAGAGCGGTTGATGTTGCTGCACCTGCGGGTTGTGCTGGCGTAAAATAGGCAACAACCCCAGCTGAGATTGCTGCAGTTACCGCTATGTTGCAGGAGTTTTTGTCCAGCCATTCGTATGCGTCTACTACACCATCTTTTACTACTTCATAGCCTGATTCTATTTTATTTCCCAAATCAATGAGTACTGGCAATACTTCGTCCCCCACCTCCAAGGCAACCATGTCTTCAAACGTGTGGTTCTCTTCGGGATGAGCGTGAATGTACCTTCTGGCGTTTTCGGTAAGTGCGTGATAACCGCAGTCCGAACCTGGCCATTCACCACCCCAACCGTAAGACCTCACCTCATAGGGGTCACAGTCTGAGCAATGAAAAACAACTCCAATACCTTTTTGTGCTGCCATTTTATTTTCCTCTACTTATATTGTTCATGGTCGATTCAGTCTTGCTTGACGCTAGTTATCGGTCCGCCAGCAACCCATGCGCGGCAAGTTCTCTTGGATGCACACTTAAAATCAAACGCTTCGCAGTAGCCTAGTTCGCCGGCTTTGTCTATTGCTTCCCATTCATCTTTTTTTTCTTCCCCAACGAGCCCGCCCTGTATGCATGACTTCATTTGCGGGGTAACAATAAATACGGAGCAGTTACCACATTTTTGCTTTTTGGCCTCTTCAGCACTTACTTCCCACTCATTGGCAAGCTTTGACCAGAACTCTTCATTTTCCTCTCCTGGATTAAGTGGACCATAATCAGCAACGGCAATTGCCTTTTTACGATTTTGAAGATTTACAGAAATGTCCTTTGTTGCTGTCGGGCATTTGGCGGAATCGTCTGCTTTTTCCTCTATGCGAATACCCTTGATTGGCCCATTATAAGAAGCCCACGTATTGTCGCTCACTTGAATTCCTCCCATGTCTTGTCGCCCACACCAAAATATTCGCGAGCATAACCCGCAGATACAATGTCAAGGTTGAGACAAGCTGTTTTTTCTGACTTTATGTCCTTGTCTGAATAAATCTGTGCAAGAACTCTGCCGTATTTGTCATCTTTTCCTGCGATTGTTTTAAGAAAAACTACTTGATGCCTAGTGGTCCAGTCTTGAGTGAAAGATTTGGCTTTTAGTCCCATCTCTTTTTCTCCCAAATCCTTAGTTCTTGACTCGGGGGTGTTGAGTCCGTAGAGCCGAACTCTTACCTTATGATGAATATTGAAGCCGAGGTCAATGAGAACATCAAGCGTGTCCCCATCAACCACCTTAATAACTTTTGCTGCATACCAAAATTGTTCAGCCATTTTTTTGCTTTCTCCGCTTTCGCATCATTTTTGAGGCACTAGCAATTCTCTTGGCCTTGTCTGCGTCTGACGGAATATACGACATAGAGGACTTGAGGGATGGGACCAAGCTCGCTAGTTCACGTCTTGCCGCAATCCTGAGAGACAGTTCGCCGTCTGCGTCAATGTCAGAATAATCAAAAATCCCACCTGTTGGGCAAACGCCTTTCATTTCTTCTGAATCAAGATTTGAGTAGTAATTTTCAGACGCATTTTTGTTGAAGATATCGAACTCGGAATATGATTTTGTTTTATCTTTTGTTTTTTGATAACGCTGGAGCATGCGGCGTCCCTTAGCTGCGAGCTTTTTGGCATCATCCACGTTTTGTGGCACTGGCTCTCCCCATGCGGCAGCGGACAACGCGAGTCTTGTTGCTCTTCCCTTTTCATCTTTCATGGGTCCAGAGGGGTTCGTAAAAAATCTAGTTAGAAAGGAGCCTTTTCTTCTCATTTTCTCTGGGGTATTCGCAGCACCCATTACCCCCGGCTTAAGGTTGGCCCCTTCTTTTCTGCGGAAATACGCTCGTCCGGCTGCGGTCAGTCCACCCTTAGGGTCACGATAGACAGGCTTGCTGACGCTCTTTTCAATCATCTTACTGAAGACAGAGGAACCATAGTACTCGTCGAACATGGGTTGCATTTCAAGGCGCTTGAGTTCGATTATGGATTGCTCGGTAATTTGCTCAAGGACTATTTCTGATTCAATTTGGTCAGATATTGCCTGTAGCTCTTCATAAAGCTTCTGGGTTTCGTCAATAGGGTTTGTCATATACACAATCTTCCCACATAAATGTGTCGATATAAAGGAAACCCCCCGGTTTCACCACATTTAAGCGGCTACTTCCGGGGGGAACCCTTAAGAGCTAGAAGTTATCAGGCTGGCTCGTTGTCGAAGGTAACCTCAACGAACGCTTCGGGACGCTTCACTGCGAGAGCTAAACGCTGCTCGGCGAGAATCACGATTGCGTTACGGATGAAGAAGTCCGAGTGCTGCTCAGAGATACGAATGCTCGCCTCTTCGCGGTCGTACAACTGTGCTCCTGTACCGAATGCTCCGACAAGGGCCTTGCCAGCGGTCATTGCTGGGGTATCAATTACCGGCATTCTCCAGACGCGTGGCTCGCCACCCATTGCAACCGAAACTGCGATGAGGTACTGGCCATTGGCATCCTTGGTCAATTCGATGTCTTCCCAGTCGTTCGGGTGCAGTACGACGCCAGATGGCTCGTAGTAAGCAAGGAACGAGAGAGTTGCGGCGCGACGAAGTGCATCGGCCTTTGTATCTGCGACCGGGGAGTTTTCTCCATCTGACCAGGCGTATTGCTGGATGTTGGGGGTATTCAAAACACCAAGCAAGTTCTCGCCGACGCCATCACCATTGAGGATTTGATTATCCTCAAGGAGACGGAGACCGTACATGAGTTCGTTGTCGATGATTGAACGCAATTGCGGCTCGTCCGACAGAACGTTGCGGTGTGCAGCTTCCCAGTGTGCGAGTGTGCGAATTGGGGCTTGCTCACCAACGAAGGCGAACGACGACTGTGGCTTGAGGCCAAAGGCGGTGTTGCCGCTATTTCGCTCAGCAACCGATGAGGCGCTGTTCGTACCATGGCCCGTCTGTAGGGTCGTGAAACCCAACTGACGGAAGTATTCGATAACAGCAGCATTGGTCTTACGGGCCGGGAACAAGTCGCGAACGCGCTTTGTGCGGGTCGGCGGGGTCACCATCGGGTCACGCTGAATCGTTCCAAACGAACCAGGGGTGCCGGTCGGGGTTGCCGAGAAGACATCCTTGACGTTGTACATTCCTTGGGTCGTCAGTGAAGCAGCGACGGTCCATGGGGCAACCATGTTTGCGCCATTGCGACCACCATTGAGTGCCTTGAATTCCGGAGAATCAAGAAATAGCTGACCGATGCTCTTGATTTCACGTGAAGACAAGTGACTGAGGTCTGCGGCAGCGGCAGCGTACATTGCTGCGGCTGATTCGCCTGCAGGCTGTGAGCCCCACTGGTCGACTGACTTCATGGTATCAAGGTCACTAAGAAGCGACTTGATTTCCTTGATGTCTCGCATGTTCTTGTCGAACGCGGTCTTCTGTTCCGTAGTGACGACTACTGTGCCGTCTTCTACCTTGAATGAGTCAGCGATGGTCTTGTTGTCTGCCATCTTCTGACGGAGGGCTGATTGAAGCTCCTCGGTACGGGAATTGTCTTGCGACATTTGTTTCTCCTCTGTTGAGATTGAGTGTTGGGTTGTTGTTGTTGTTGTTTATCTAGGCTTAGGTCAGCACCCAGCACTATGTATAATCAAAAATAACAGATGATTTACACTCTCCAGTGGAACTAATAATATTTTGCAATTAAAGTACGTAAATAGATGAAGTATTATTTAATACGTAGTTCTTTTGCTAGCGAACTTTTTCTCGCTACATTTGGCTTAGAAGTCTCTCTTAGAACTGTTCTTACTGCACGTCGCGTCTCTTCTTCGCGACGATTCCGCATGTTTCTGCGCCCTAAATCAGTAGAACCAGTCCTGTTTGAATAATCGCTCATATTGGTACATGGCATCCAAACCGTGCGCCCAGACTTGCTTATTCGCCTACTAATACCTATGCATCCGATTTGACGGGAACGAGCCCTCGCTGAGTCTGCATCCAAGAACACATCGACATCATTGTCGCGTACGAATTCAGGTCCGGCCCCTTTCGTGCCACAGCAGTTAAGTGATTTTGAATTAAATGAAGAGCCTGAAACGAGCCCCACGCCAGGGAGTGACTCAATGCCACGGATTGGCTTTTCTCTTAGGTTTTCCCAGCCGTCAGGCCGGCGTTTATTTTTCCCCTTGGTACGTTCCTTTGATGATTTTGAACCAGGAACCACGGTTCGCCATTTTGATGTTTCGGCAGTATTGGATATTCTTTCTAGTTCCTCTATTGATTCACAAGGTATCCAATTTCCTTTGCGGTCCTTGTGGGCACCAGAACAGCCAATATCTTTAGCTAGACGCAGGGCGTCAGCCTTTTTTACCAAATCTTTTTTACTTGCCATTTTTGACCTGCCTGCGGGCTTTTTGTATTCGTTCTGAAATTTGTTGTTTTTCAGGAGAACGTTCTCCGCCTGCTAGCCCAAGAAGGACCTTTGCCCTGCGTGCGACTCTACGCTTATCGCTACTTTGCATTATTTCTTTATCGGCTGATTTTCTAATGAAACTCTTGCCGAAAGAAGAATTAAGAACTTCTTTCTCGATACTGCTAAAGGCAAACTTTGGATTTAGTTCAATCCGCCCCATTTTTTCGTTAAAAATTATCTTCCCGCTATGTATTCTTCGGATGAAGTTAGACCTGCGCACAGAATTCTTGAATGATTCAGCTTTGAATGCAATAGCATTAATTTTGTTAGTGCTGTTTGTGAACTTATTCATTTCTAGTCCAATCGCATTAATTTTTCGATGCGATATGTCATTTATTGATTTTCTGGCATATGTAAAATTTTCTTGCTTAACCTGGTTTTCTTTTTCTGGCACTTGGAGATTATTTTTGTCAGCAAAAAATCCAGTAAAAACGCAACCAACAGGCACGTTTGCACCAATGTTTTTTTCATCAAAATCAAAATCTTCAATAATTGATTTACCAAATTCAGTAATCGATTTTACGTGAATAACTTCATTTTCCATCGATGCCATAACGTGCGGCATTCCACTAAATACGTCTTTTATGAAACCAATTTTCATACATTGCCTCCAGAGAACAGTAGTTTTAGGCTGTTTTTACCACTTTGCAAACCTTCAAGGCGTACTTCGAATAGCTTCCCAATGATATTCATATGTATTCTTTCTCCTTCGGAAATACCATATTGATTCATCGAGTCGTTGAAATTTTTAGGATTGAATTTCCTTGCTCTATTTATTAGGATGTTTAGATATTTCATAAACAACAATCTTTGTTCGGCTTTTAGTGCTTGGTAATAATCGGAATATGCCGGAGTTGCTTGTGAACTATAAAATTCGCTGAGCGTCATTTTCATGCGATTCGTAATTTCAATTTTAGACAAGTCTATTAATCCGGATGTGGAGTTTTGCCCCAGTACGAGCCTTCGAGCGTCAGGGGTATCTAGCGTGTATATAGACGTCATCGGACGTTCGCGCTGGTCGGTGAGGAAATCTGACACAAACATTGCCGCCACGTCCTGAGGGTCGAGCTCGTTGAATTTCGCATCCGGATTGAAAACGGCTCCAGGTATTGCCGCAGTTACCTCTTGACGCAGAAACTGACGTGAATCACCCTGCTTTGATGCAAAGACGACGTCTGGAGATTCCAGCCCAAGAGACTGCTGCACATCTGATGCAAATCTTTCGGCAATATGTTGAAACTTGGATGGCTTTTCGTAAAGAAAAAGACTTTCTGACGGGGTGGATATAGCGCTAATGTTGTTGGCTAATCTCTGTCTTTGTACTACTCCAGCTTTTGCGAGTATCTTGGGCATGATTGAAGGGTCAACCGAAGAAAGGCTTCCCCCATCAACAATAAATTGAATAGCTTCATCCACGCTTTTTATGAGTTTGCGTCGTGGTCCAAATGATTCGGTATTTCTTACGGACGAAGACTCGGTCATCGACGAAAGTCTCTTGCCCCAGACCTGAGACGCCCAGCTCATTCTCCCCTTTATAACTTCATTGGGGTTTTTGACACCAGTAAAAGATTCGGAATATTTGAGACCGTCTCCTATCTCTTCGGCAACATTACGTAGTCTTTTGGCCGGGTCGCGCGAATTATCCATGGCCATGGCCTGATTGACAACGCGTCCTAGTTTTCTTCGCTCTCCAATTTCCAATTTCCTAGCTTTTTCTAATCTCAGATATGAGCCCCCGGGGAGAACATAGACCAAGGACTTGACACCAGTATTTGACAGAAGACCAAGCTCTTCGCCGCCAATATCCTTTGGTGAAAGCGCTGACATTATAAATAATGCCCCCTCCATGTCTCTGTTGTCTGGGATTGCTCTCAAAACTTTGTTTGGAACTACCGGTTCAAGCACGAAGCCGTCACGCCTCACCATGCGGCGCACCTTGATGCCAGAATCCTTATTAAACGCGCCTATGGACTTGATTGAATCATTCAGTCTTGACGCTGCTGTTTTGGGATTATCGTACGTAACTTTAGGGATTTGTGGAGCCCTGGAGAGGATGATTGAGCTGTCGTACGGTGCCCCAGTTATGTCCCTTCCTGTTGTTTCTGGGGTTATTCCAGAAGTCAATGCTCGTCGCCCAGCACTTATCGCAGCACCTAAAGCAGAGGGTATTCCAAACAGTTTTGCCCCGCATGTAGAAAGGCGGTTGTCAGTGAACCTTCCGCCGTACTGGTAGCCCTCTGGGCATCTATGAGCCCTATTTTGTCCAGGGAGAGAGCCACCACGACCACCAGGTCGTCCTGGTGTTATGGTCCGATAAAAAGCAGAACGGACGGGAGACCTCAACGGACCCGTGTCTCCAGGGAGGAGGGTACTGCGAATCGTGCTTGCAATTTGGCGACCAGTATTGGCCTTGAATTGCATTTCATTTAAATAGGGGTCTCGCTTAGTCCGCCGAGTGTTATTAAACCTCTTTGATAGGGCCTTGTACTCTGTCGCCCCCTGGGAAGACGTCTTCACACCACGCAGGTAATCTAGGTTTTGTTTTGTAGCAGCATCGAACAGAATAACTCGAGTTACGAGAACCTCACTGTCTCCACAGCATTCCTGAAAATCAGCCACAACATTCCTCTTCCAGAGACGTGGTACGAATAACTACAGAGTACGCCTTTTTGCCGTTCTCATCTTCGCCTTCTATTTGCCAGTTATTTTCATCTTGAAGAAATTTGATAAATTTGGGTTCCATTTCAGAAAATTCACCTAAAACTTTTATTGCATGCATTATGTCAGACTCGGTAACTACGAAATTTTGTTCTGTTTTGGACTCAATTTCTGAATGCTCGTAGAAAAAAATATCCGAATTAAGTGATGAGTCCGCGCTCTTCCCAGAATTCCGAATTATGTTTTTGGGTTTTTTCCCGTCAAGCGCTGACGCAAATTGAGAGTCTGTCCAATTGGTGAGTTTTCTAAATTTTTTGCGGCAATTTTTCATCCCTGGATGATGGCATCCTTCATTCGGCCACAGTCCAGTCGTCTCATGGTGCAGCCATGCGCAGATATTGTTCAACGGATATAGCTCGGGGTGATTGGCGAGAATGACCCTACATCGTCTGAAGCCACCGGGCTTTTTCATTATCGGACGCCAGTACCTAAGAAGACGCTCGAGGTTGCCTCTCCGAGGGCCGTAGCCACGCAGGACATCACCAGTAACAAGCTCTTGCGGCAGCATGCCACCAAGCGGGTCCGCTTTAATTAGCTCGTTATCCGACATCTTGCTGCTCCTCTAGTTGGCGAAGCGTTTTTGTAGCCCGCCATGCGAAATCTCGTTCTTCCGCGGTTTTGAAAATAAAGTTATTTGCATTTAACTTTACCATTTGATTGCAGCATGACTTCGTAAGCATGCTCTGTTCAATGGTTTCCGAGATAAATGATTTGACTGCGCGTTTTGTTTTGTCAATCTTTTTCTTATTTTTGCCGACAACAGCATGCGAAGGCATTGACTCAAGCATTGAATCTTTGACTGGTCTTGTTTTGGTTATAAAAGTTTCATACCATGCGCCAGATGTTGGTCTTTTGGGGGCGTCCCACATAAATCTCTGAAATGGAGTGGTGCGAAGTTTTGTAAAATTCCGAGCAGTACTCGAGAGGTGAATGATGTCAGCTTTCAATGCAGAGCCGTCAGAACGTTCGATTATTGCGTCTTTGTCTCCAGGCTTTGCGTCTAGGTCGTAATAGACACGACTATCGTTTAAGAGACCAACCAGTACTGACTTCACATCAAGCTCCCTGCTGTCGTAGTGAGGGTGGGCTTGTTTGTTTTTCTCATGTCATCTAACAATTCTTTTGCCGCTTTTATAATTTCATCGCTTATTGCTCTAATGAGTGTAGCTTCGGCCGAATCTCCGCCAATAGGGCTTTTCGAGTGAGAGCGCGGGTCTTCAATATTGAATCCGGTTGGGTGGGCAAATTTAACATTGTTAAACCCACGGCCAGCTAAATCAGTTTTCATCTTTTGTGAAGCTCTGTAATTTCTCAACATGGCCATACTTTCCGTGTTGAGTTGACCTCCACCGATTGAGTAAAAGTACTCAATTTCTTCGGGGGAAAATCCGGCAGAACGTAGTCTGTCTGCGATTGTTTTAGTATTCACTACATCGCCGATGTCTTCTTTTGCAGAAGCTGCTTCAAGTCTTTTAAAAGGTATGTTTATTTGCTCTACGTCAGAAATGTCAAATCCACCAAGTATTTGCGCTTCGAAAGGCTCACGAGAAGAGCCCTCGGGGAGTTTGGATTCAAATGAGTTTGGCATTTTGCCGTTTTTGCCGCGTGTGGCATTGACATTTGAGAAATCGTTATTTAACGATGCTGAAATCATATTGATGAACGCATCTTGTCGGTTGCTGTCAGCGCTGACTCCATCGGAGTTGAGTAATGCGTCCGCCACATCTTCACGATTTCTTGAGTTTAATCTCACAGGCCTATGGGCAGAACTGATTGAGTTTCCGCGTCCATAAGCGGTTCTTTCTGAGACACCGGGCCGCAAAACTATCTCAATATCGCCAAGGGCAGTCAATCCATCTCCAACGACATCTTCGTCGCCAATCTCAAAAACAGCATCTGGTCTTAGATTTCCAGAACGACCCTTCGTTACGTCTTGTTTCTTTTTATCCATGTGGGACTTATGCACGAGATATCCGCTTACTGGGAGCAAATCTCCGTCTACGGAATCCGGGATGCCGATGCGTGAATAGTATTCGCGTGCGTAGTTTTCCGAGGACAGTCCAACAGTGCTTCCAGGTTCAACTTCTGACTCGCGACTGGAAGACACGCCGACACCGCCTGTTGAGGAGCGAAGTCTCGCCCTGTTACCAACGCTTGTTCTGCCACTAGAAAGAGTGTCGGCTGTATCGGCATCTGGTGAATCTGCAGATTGGCTTGCATTCGCCGTTCGCTTAGCAGGCCTAGACAGCGCATCTTGCTGTCGCATTAGAATCTCTTCTGCGTATTGAGGATTGTTCCTCATGCCAACTGAATCTATTTCAATAAAGTCGCCTTCAGCATAAATGTCGGCCGCAAGCGAATCCATACTGTCATTGATTTCCTTCAGCACTCTGGCTCTTTCCCCAATTTCAACTTTCTTAATGTCGCCTTCCTCGAAATCGACAGCTCCAGTTAATTTTGCGTCCTTGAGTCCCAATCCTCTTTGAAGTACTTTTGTTAAAGTAAGACCGCTTACAATGTCTGTCTGAACTTCGTCAACATGTAGGGGGACTTTCTGGTCGTCGTCTACTTCTCCGTTGTAAACGGTAATAGCACTCCATCTATGATGTCCGTCGAGTAGGTATTTGTCCGAGGTTGCCAAAATAGGGTCCATCATGCCCTGAGCGCCGAACTGTCTTCCAGAGGCCTTGGCAGCAGTGTCATCGTCGTCTTTTAGGGCTTGAACTAAGGCATCGGTAAACTCTTTAGTACCCCTCTTGTATTTTCCGCCTTCCGTAAGCGTTTTGGTATAGTGCTCGACGGCAGCCTTTAGTGATTCGTGCATTCCGTCAGTTTGCACGGCATCTAATTCCTGTTGGGATGGAGTGTATTCGGACGGGTCGACAGGAATATTTTCTTTTATTGCATCGTCACCCAGTTTTCCTCTTATTATTTCTTTAATCATCCCCGTTCCGTCAATTTCAGTAACGTCCCAATTCAGATTATCCATGACGAACTGTCTATCTTCGTCCGATATTGCGGAAGCCGATTCCGGGCCTTTTTTGACCCTGGCCATAATTTCTTGAAATCTATCTTCGCCTTCCCACTTCTTTATGCCATAAGGGTCCATGTGCTTGTGTGTCACTTTTTTGAGAGGAATCTCTCCAGCGAGACCTAGCTCTGCTCCGCGAGTATTCGCTCCAACTAAGCGCCCACCAGCCTGTGGCATTTTTGCTCGTGGAATACCAAGATTATTCCCACAGAAGACGTTTTCGTCTCCATCGTAAAAATTGCAAAGATTTGTTTTGTATTTGTCGGTAAATTTGTTCAGGAAATTCTTTTTTATCACTTCCTGAAGAGCAGCAGGGTCTCCGCCGTTCTTGATAATTGTTTTCTCTTCTTTTTCTTTAAAATCAAGCCATTCTTTTTCGTTATTTGCAATAACGTCTTCGCCCATTTTTTTAATATCTTTAAAAAATTCTTCTTGAAGTGTTTTTGCAAAATTCAAAGACTCTTTTTGTTTTTTGGCAATGGCTTCATCGGAAGAGTATTCCAAGCTGACGTGATGACCAAGGGCCATTAACGCTATTGCCTGTCCGACGTTGTCGACCTTGTAAACGGCCATGTCTTTGGGGTCCGAGCTAGTGAATAAAGGCTTCAGGTCGCTTGGCTTTATCGAGTCACCAAAATCTTCTTTTAGCTCTTCGGGGGTGTACTCGTGCAGGGGCTTGCCGCGCGCGCGAATCTTTCCAACAACATCGCTGGCTATTTTTCTAGTTTCATCCCGAGCGGCAGTAGCTTGCCTTTCCTTGGACCTTGCTGCATAATCTGGATTGTTTGTGAGACCCACTGAGCCAAGTTGGATGTAATCCCCTTGTTCGTATTTTGCGTCGATTAAGCTTGGGGCATTATCTGTCAAGTCCTTGGCGATGTCGGCAAACTCGGCAGCGCTCATATCCTCAATTTCGCCGACTTCCCATGGATTTTCTGCCCCTAGGCGAGCTTCCTTGATTCCAAATGCATCTTGGAAAACCTTACCTAGAGTCAATCCTTCGATAATGTCTGTTTGTACTTCGTTTGCTGAGAGTGGCAGTTGAAGCTCTTCTGATAAAGACCTATTCCCGACGACTATTCCAGCCCATCTGTGGTGTCCGTCAAGAATGTACGAGTCTTTTGTTGTAAGAATTGGTTGCATAAACCATTCTTTTTTCATTTCTTCTAAATATTTATCTCTGAAATCTTTGTCAGATATCTTGGGATTATCTTTTCTTATTTTTTCTGCTACTTCAATTGCTTTTTCTTGAATTGTTTGAGCGGTTCCGTCTGCCTTGCTTGCCACTATTTGTTGCTGTGAAGGCGCATACTCGCTTGGGTCAACATCGCGACGTCTAACTGCAGGACCATTTTCTGGGTCCGAAACCTTAATTAGCCCATTCAGCCAATCAATGAATGGTGTTTCAAGGTTTACCTCAGTGTCATTCCAGTTAGTATTTTCATAAAGCCACTCTTTCGCTCTATCTGAAAGTTTAGAAAAAGAATCTTCCCTGTGCTCCGCCGCCGTCTTTCCGCCCATTTCGTTCTTTAATGAGTGCTTATCGGCGATGATTCCGTACAGGATTCCAGATATTTCTTCATCAGATACCGGGGGCTTGCCTTGTTCTGCGCGTTTAGCATTTTGTTTTTTTACTGCCTTGTCCAGTTCGTCTGCAAACTCTATTTCAAGTCCCCTGTCTCTGGACACGAGCGAGTTATCGTTGGCGTCCTTTAGTGGTTCCCATTTGCCTGCCGCAACGCCATTCTTTAGTGCGCGGATTGCCTTGGTCTTGTGGCCAGATGAGCGCCCATTGGTCTGAGGCATTTTTTCTCTGTCAATACCAATATGCCCTGAACACATGAGGTTGTTGGCAGGGTTGTATAGGGAGCATAGGTCGGCCTGATAATTCCCGACATACTCCCCCTCCATGGATTTACGTGTCTCGGGGTCATCTAGGTCTGCGTCTGGATTTCTCTTTGCGTAGTCTTCTTGGAATGAGCGCCATTTTGGATGATTGTCTTTTATGTGATTTTTTGCAACTTTTTTAACTTCTTTTTCAAAGACCTTCTGTGCTTGTTCAGTTAGACGTATGTCCTGTTCTTTAACTTCCACATGGTGTCCAAGCATCATCATTGCTACGGCTGTATGGACATCATCAACTTCGTAGAGATTTGAGTCCTTCTCGCTAATCGAACTTCTAGCAGAACGCTTTACTACTCCGCCAAACTTCTTGGATATCTCATCATCAGACATGTCGTTGATATTTGTGCCGCTATCGATGACATCGTTGAAAACGTCCAAAGCCTTTTTTGCGATGTCCCCTTCTTGACGCCTGCGTTCGGCCAGGTTCCCGCTTGTATCTATCGTTCTGCCTGAAGAAAGTCTTTCGGAACGTTCTTCTGGTCCCATTTGTGCAAGTCTCTGCGCTCTTCTTGTTGGACGAGAACTATCCGCTGATGACCCAGAAAATGGGGAACGCACACCAGCGCCTGATGCGAGTTTGTCTATGTCTGAATCTGTTGCTCTAACACGCACTCTTCTATCGAAACCCTCATGCATCCTGTAGGCGGTTTCAGCTGCCTTGGCTATGATTTCTTCTTCTGGCGTGTCGGCTATAAATTTCGCCACCTCTGGATGGATGTCTCCACGAGAGATGGTTCCATCTTTCCCGCCACCGCCTAGTACGTCTTTTATGTTTCTGATAATCGAGGAGCTTGCTGCTGTACGCGACTCTGTTCTTTGCTGACGCGTAGATGGCTTCCCTAGTACTCCATCGGGCCTGGTGGCTCCAGAGGAGAGGCTTGGCCCGGCGGGAGCATCATCGTAGTCGGCAAATGAGCCACCGGCATCAGTGACCTTATCTAAAGTTGCCTTACTCTTGGTGCTGGCAGACTCGTCAGAATCACTTCGTGGTCCAGGGCCCGCCTTTCCAGACGAGCGTCGCTTGGTAACATACTTGTCCGCCATGGCTTGGATTTTTTTGCCGTGACTTCTAGCCCAAATTGCGTCTGTCGTGTTCTTGGAGAGATTTTCTGCCAATGAGTCGACGACTTCTACGGTATCTTTTTGATATGAAATTTCTGCACGGATAGTTCCGTCGTTGTCTATATTGGTAATTCTTATCCTGCCTGGCGGAGCAACGAATTTCTGCTCCGAATCCCCTCCCGTAGTCGGGAATAGTCCGCGGTCTTTTTCGCGCACGGAAAGGATAACGCGACGCTTGGTTGTTCCGGACTTGGGGTCACGCTTTCCGCGTGCCGGCATTTCCGTCTTTTTGGTTCTGCTTGTTATGACCCTTCCGGAGATAAACTGGTCCAGGCTGACTTCTTTGCCCTGACTTCTTTGGTAGCCAACATCACCTGGTTTGAAGTCAATTATTGCTTCCATCTCAAATGGTTCGCCTACCGACGTCCCATCGATTGCCTCCATCGTCGGTATGAGTAGATTTTCTACCTGCTGAACGACATCTCCTTCTTCAGAAGATGTTTTATCTACCTTTAGGCCGAGCTTTTTGAGGCGTGCGTTGCGCTTATTTATTGCTCGGCCGGCTCTTGTTTGCGAAACCGGGTCAAGAAGCATCCCTACATCTGATTCCGCCACATCTCCGAGCTCCTTCATGGCCTTTTTCTGTTCGGGCGTTGCCTTTACTCGAGCGCGCTCTTTAGCGCCGTGCTTGCGAGCTTCGTCAGCGCTCTTGAATTTCTTTTTAGGCTTTGATGGTGGATTTATGGTGTCATTAACTTTTTTATCAAGGTCTTTTTTGATTTGCGCTTTAGTCCGCGTATCTCCTGCGGCCTTCATGTTCTCTACGTACTGTTCTCTAATGACTTCAATCTCATCGGCCAATTTCTTGAATTCTTCAGATGAGGGGTCGAGCTTTGAGAGCTTTACCTTGTCGTCAACCAAGAGGCTGATAGTTTTCTTTTCGGGCATTGACTTAACTCTGTCGCGCAAATCATCGAGGTCGGCCCTGCGAGCAATATCTGCCATTTCTTTAGAATCGAGCAGGCCCTCCCGCTTACGGATAGAGTACACCTCATCTTCAAATCTCTTTTTTTCACCACTAGCGCCTATGCCGAACTTCTTGCGCCAAATTTTTGACGCCTCGTCGTATCGTTTTGTGTGAAAATCAAACTCTCTCTTGGCGTCCTTTACCGCTTGAGCCTTGAGTAGCTCTCTGGCGTCGCGCTCATCCTCAGGAAGTGACGGGTCTATCTCTATTGCCTCTAGTGATTCGACTTGTCTGGCACTAACGTCACGCTGAGAGCCAATGATTGCTGCTTCTTCAAACATTTCATCTTCTGAAAATTTGGAGAATTCCGTTTTGAATCTCTTGATTTCTTCACGAATTGCTGCGGTGGCTCGCGCATCAATGTCTTCATCTGATACTGAACCTGGGTCAACGGGGTCCGCGGGAATATCAAATACGTCATCTAATTTTCTCTGACCATCTGTGTCATCACTTGCCGTTCGGTCTCTTGCCGCCACAGAGAAGGACATGTTGTCCATCCACTCAAGAGCAGCGTCAACATCGTCGCCAAAGATAATTCCGCGTTCGCGTAGTGCCCAAATCTCGGCAGATGCTTCCAGCGCCCATACTTCCGAACCTACAGCGTATCCATCACGCGGGTATGCCCCAGCCAATGGAGCAATTGCCTGGATTCTGGTCATTGCGTCATTTAGCGATTCAATATTGATTGAGTCAGCAATGCCAGTCATTATTGACATAAGGTCGGAGCCTGTCAGGCTATTAATGTTCTTAACTTCACGCTCGCCAACAACAGCTCCTTTTTTATTTCTGACCGCAACGGAAATGAAACCTTTTTCTGTAATTTCTTTCTGTATTTTGTCCAGGAATACTTGAGATTGTTTGTGGTGAGCTATTTCATGGAGCATGATATGACTTGAAAATCCATACACGCCATCAAGGAGGCCGGCCATGCCTCTGGCCGTATGGTCTGCATTTACCATGAAATCAGCAACCGCAAGTCGTCCTTCTGCTTCGCTTCTAGCACCAATGGCGGATATTGCTAAACGCTCGTCTCCGCCCATGTTTGGAAGCATGGTTTCTTGATTGGCACTAATCATCCCCATGTTGATGTGTATTGCCGTTTTCATCCCATTTTGCGTTCTATAGAAGGACGTGCCAGCTTCATCATCTGTCATGAAGTTGAATTCAATTCGACCAACCCCCCGCATGCTGCCTGGGTCTGTCATGAATTGGTCAAGCAAGGTTTCAAGCATTGCTCTCTGGGTGGTTTTGTATCGCTCAAAATCAGACTTCAATAGTCTTTCTTGTTCTTTACTAGAGAGTCTGTTCCAGCCAGGTGTAGATGAGAGTCTTGTTTTTACAAATTCTTTTATTTCTACATCTGTTAATAGCTCGTCCCCTTTTCCGGACACATCAAGAACTTGTACATCCCATCCAGCAGTGCCGCCGGTTTGCGAATGCATTTCTTTTAGTTTTTTAAGCGCCTTAACTGGAGCATCTGGGTCGTCGGCGTCAATCCCCAATGCGTCGTACATACGAACAACTTCGGCCTTTTGACGGGCGATATCATCCTGACCGCGAATGGCTCCGTTTTTAAATAAACGTAGATTCTCTGGGACGGCAATGTTTCGCCATTCCGGTATTTTGACTCCCCAGTAGGCGCACTTTTCCGCAATGGCAGGGTCTCTCATCGACCTGGGGCCATGTATCCATCTGAAGAAGTCTGCCGCGTTTTGGCGCAATCCCGTATATTCGCCTTGGGCAGTGAGCTCGGCCGCCTTACGCGCTGCAAAGCGAGAGAATTTTGATGCACTAAATCCAAAACAGTTCGCTCCAGTGGCGTCTGTAAATTGATTTGCTGCAGGCGTTCCCGGAGGACATCTAAATTTATTGTTTTCGTCACGAAGGATGCCAAACACGGCTGCAGCTCGCGAAAGGAGCGAGCCTCCTGGAACTCTAGATTCAAGACTACGGCCCGGTAACCTTTTTTCTTCTAGGGTGTTTTTTTCATTTTTTCGTAAGGCTTGTTGTTTTTCTTCGTAGGTAAGCCCTGCCGCCATCCCAAATGGGTCAATTATTTTTTCAGAATCAGGTATGACCTCATCTGTCCTTGGATTTACCTTGTATTTGCTTAACTTTATTTTTGGCTTTTCCCTATAGGCCCGAAGCATTTCTTCAAATGTTGTCGTTGACTTATCTTCCGGCGGCAACCAGCCGAAGTTGGGCTCTGTGCCCATTCCCTCGCGAGATTGAAAAGGAGGGCTCAAGACAAGCCTCGAACCGGGTTCCCACTTTCCTCCCGTTTCCCATCTATATCCAAATTCATTGGATTCGACACCAGGTCGACTGTCTCCGGTGAATTCTCGTTTTTTCCCGTCGGTATCGACATCGGCTTTTACGCGTATGCCAAAACCTTCTGTAATAGTTTTTGTGACAAGCTCGGCCTGAAGTTTTCCAGTTGACAGAGACGAGTTAATGGACTGCCTGAAAAGAACTGCCTTTTCATTGAAGTCGCCGCAGCACGAAGACGGCACCATGAGTTGTGCTGAAACTATTACTCTTTCCCGCATTGCTGGGGTATTCGCCACGTGGCGCCCCCTCTTAGTTGTCGTCTACGGAGTCTTCGAGCAGCTGAAACTCGACAAGAGACGCCATGAATTCTGCGTCACTCAAATTACTGCTGCTTTTCTCTTCTCCACCGGCTATCCAGTTTGCTGGAATCAAGCTCTCTAACTTGAGGGCGCGAGCACGTTTCATAATGTGCTTCTTGGTTGCCTCTTTGTCTTTTGCTCGACCAAATGCTTGAATTGCATTACGCAAATCACCTTCAGAGACAATTGGGTAAGACCCGTCTTCCATGGCCATGCCATCTTTTGCCAAGTCCATGCGCCTCTCTTCCGAGAACGCATTTTTCATCGCAATTTCTGCCGCTTCGGCTTCAATTCCTTCAATCTCATCGGATTCATACTTGTCGTAGCCGAGGACTTCTCCATCCAATGCCACGAATACGTCGTACGACTTGCCATCAAAGCCTTCTATTTCAACAGCATACGAATCAAATCCCTCAAATATATCGGGCTCAATCGCTACTACTGTTCCATCAATTGATTTAACGGCAATTTCAGCAGCTTCTGTAAAGTCAATTAATCTGAAACTACCGATGTCTGATTTCTTATCGAATTCTGTCATGTCGAGTTTGTGGAAACCAAGAATTTCCGCAGAGGTACCATCAACAAAAACTTCGTTTACGGAACCATCTTTTACCTGTACATCCACAACGAACATATCGGCATCTGGTGAATAACCAGAATCAACGACTACGCCATCAAACATTTTCTCAGCGAGACCTTCAACATGAAGAATTCCTGGCATGCCTTTTTCGGCAACGCAGCCTCCTGGGCAGTCATCGCAAACTGGCGAAGAGCCACCATAGGCCTTGCGCTCAATAGCGCACACATAGCCTGTCGCACCAATATCGGCGACCTTCAGTCCCATGGACCCAATACGAGCGCGACGAATCTCTTCCCACTCAGTATGAAGCGGGGAGAAAGACTTGGCACCCATTTCTGCGTACTCTTCATCTTCCTCTTCTTCATCCTCGTCGTCGTCTTCTTCTTCGCCATCCATAGCTGGCATGGCGCCTTCCATGTTCTTTCGGCGACCCTTGATGTGTCGACGGCCGTTCATCTTTACTTCTTCGTCCTCTTCGAGCTCTTCTTCGACTTCTTCTTCCTCGAGCTCCTCGTCGTCTTCTTCGCCATCCATGACTGGCATAGCGCCTTCCATGTTCTTTCGGCCGGCGCGGCGCATCCGCATCATCTGCTTATATTCTTCGTCTTCGTCGTCTTCTTCCATGACGTCTTCTTCGTCATCCATTGCTGGGACGGCCATGCCCATGCCTTTTTTCTTCTTAGGCATTGCATACATCATTTTTTCGTCTTCTTCGTCCTCTTCGAGCTCCATGGGCGCGACCATGCCCTTCTTCTTCGGCATAACGGCGGCCATTTCTTCCTCCGTCATGTCTGGTTCATCGTCTTCATTGGCCATTTCCATAAGTACATGTCCAGGCTTTTTATTATTGCCTTTTTTCTTGACGGAAGCAGAGGTGGGATTCAGTAACTCTTCCTCATCCATCTCCTCGTCCGCTTCTGGTTCAGCAACAGCGGGCACCATCTTCATTTCTACGGGCATAGCTCCGCACTTGGCACATAGTTCTGCGCCCTTGACGAAGCCGCAATCTGCGACAGCGCCTTTTGCGCACTTAAGAACATTGCCGCCACCGTCAATGCTTAGCGTAACTTTTTCGTCGTATTTCATACAGCTCCCGTTAGTGCAGGGAAATGACCGGGTAGACCATTAACCAATAATGTATTTAAATTATAACCTATCACGCTATACGTGAGTGAATTAGGAACACCCAATACTTCTCTTTGATTTTTTGGCATCTCTAACTTACTGTTCTCTTTTTGCCAGACAAGGTTTCGCCAGACTCAATTCTTTCTGCGGCAGTTCTGAGTTGTTCGGCGCTAAATATGTCATCGATGGTGTGATTGGTGCCGAACACTTCATTGAATCTGTCAACTATTGATTGCAATTCTGAGTCAGAGAATCTTGCTTCGTTTCCTTTTTTCGGAGACCATGCTGAGCCTTTTGCCGTCGCAGCATCTCTTAACGCAACACCCATATCAGTCTTTCCAGTTATCTTGTTTCGACTGGCTTGGCTATTGAGCTTGCTATCAGGAAAACTCTTGTCAATAAATTCGTTCAATGCTTCATACACGGCGTATTTTGATTTCTTGAGTTCGTTGTCAAATCGTTCGCCCGTGGACGCGTCTTTCCAAACTGAAGCGGCGTTAGGTATTAGTCCAGTTCTAATCATGTGAGCGACCGTGGCCGTTGGTATTCCGTCTTTCTTCCATTCGTCCCAGGCTCCGACGGCATCCATTCCGAAAGCCGCAGACATTCGTTCTTTGAGAGTTGTTTTCCATTCTTTTCTATCTATTCCTAGATATTCCAGAAGTTTCTCTAATTCAAAATCTTCTCTGCTTGTCTTATCTCCACTAATTATCTCACCATCTGGTTCCGTGCTAGGCAGAACACCATCAATCAGCTCTCCGTAGAGGTCATATTCTGCCTCTGAGTCGCCCTTGGTCGGGTCCTCTGGGTCAAAGCGACCAGTTGCGCGGAATTTGGACACTGCGCTAATTTCGCCAAGCTTGCTATATTCGTCTGGCGTTATGGACTCGCCCTCTTCCGGGTCAAACCAATGAGGGAACGCGTCCTTGCCGAAGGTCTCGATTATGAACCTGTCACGCATATTTGCACGACCAACATTCTCCATAGCGAGGTCTATCTTTGAGAATCCTTCAACATCACCACTGGGTGACGGCGGAATAATCTTTGCTACTTCTTCGGCGCTAACTGGGGAAAAGTATCGCCATGCGCTCAGCTCTGGTTGCTTGCCGAGTTCGGCAATAAGCAGTCTGACAGCATCATGGTTGATGCCGGCGTCCGGCGCTTCCAGGGCTGCCGTATCTGGACCATTCAAGCCAAGAAGTGTTGCAAGCTCTTTGCGTGTAACTGGGCGAGTCTGAGTCCACTGTAGCGAACTCTTCCCGTCCCTATTGGCGGAAACAAATTCGGTCGGAACTCTTAGAGTTTCAGCAAGTTTGTCCACGGACAGCATCCATGTCAGTGCCGAGGGAGCATCATTCACGTTATTGTCGCCTACTCTGCCGACACGAACGAGGTTTTGACGCTTTTTCATCTCCGCACCAACGGACTTTATTGTTGCAGTATTTTTAGATTTGCGTGCTTCAGTTTCTGATGCATCGTCGTCCACATCTATTGCTATTCCGACGTCACGGAAACGCTTCCACACGTTCATTGAGAAATTCAACTTGGCTTGCTCTTTTGGCGACTTTAAGTCACCCCTAAAGCGAATGCCAGCAATTTCTTGTGCGCTTCCGCTGCCATCGTAAATTCTACTTCCACCCGACGACCCTCTTCTGTTGAGTCTGCCGCTGCGACCAGTTGGTGTATTTTTGGGGCCACTACCCGCTCCACTTGACAAACTCATCGATGGGGGGCCTGTGTCTTCCGGGTCACCTTCGCCCCCGATATCAAGAACGCGCTCTTCGTCTCTCTTGTCAAGGATTGAATCAGCTTCATCTTCGCTTTCAACTATTTCTACATCTGGCGATTCCGGTATGTCGACCTCGTCTTCATTGAGTCCTTCTACGTCCTCAACTACTTCAATTTCTCCTACTGGCTCATTTTCTTTGTCTTTACTTGGCGTAATGCCTCGATTAAGTTTGTCGTACTTGTCTGGGAGGGCTATTTTCCCATCAGCGAATGCGCCCTTACTTATCTCTTCAGGTATATCCCCACGCTTGACGGCCTCTTCTATTCCTCTTCGCTGGTCGGCCGTGACTCCATCGGCAAGATAACTCTCAAATACAGAAGAACCTGGGTCAATCATCTCTTGCGCTCTTGTTAAGGCAACGTAGACGAGGTTTGTTTCTTCCATCCAAGAGACGGCCGTCTCTCCTTGGGGCTTGTCAACCATTACCTCGGATGGGTTCATGAAGTCTTCAGCCAAAACCACGAAACGCGATTCACGCCCCTTGGCGAGTTGGGCTGTAGTTATTTCTACGTCACCGCCAACTTCCCGTGCAGATTCACGAAGTTCAGAGGCAATCTGTGTAAGTATTTTTGCGTTTTCATCCAAAGAACCAGCATCGATAATAAAACCGTCATGAGAACGCCTTTGAGCTCCCGCTCTTTGTGTTGCTAATTCATTGCCTAATTTTACTTTTTCTCCTAGTCCGAGGCGCTCAATGATTTTTTCCATATCCCGGCGATAGCGGCCATTACCCCTGCGACCCTCAATTGGTTTTTCAACGCCATTTGGAAGAATTGTTGGCCTACCCGTATCAACACCATCCCCGGTTATGAATATGCGACCAGTCGCCTTTCCTGGCTTGGTTGGTCCACCGCCTTCTATTTCGAGCTGACCATAAACGCCATGAACCATTTTTGAGTTGAGAGATGGGAGTATTTCAATTTTTTCAAGTTGATTATCTTGCCCTGTTTCACCTTGTCTAACATTTGTTTTTACAGTTTTGTGAGATGCTATTTTTTTAATTTGTTCTGGGCTGACAGCAAATGCCGGCAGTTCAAGGGTCTCTCGTTCGGGAATCATTACCGGAGGGATGTTCACAAGGGTCTTCTTCCCCTTGTCATCTGTTACATATCTACTGGTTCCATTTAGTAGCCTTAGCAATCCTTTTGCACCCAGCGGTAATCCAGATGGGTCATTGGGGTCGGGCTGCTGGGTGAGCCTAAAAAGAGTTGTCAGCTGAGAATATTGAGATTGATTAACTTTTCTTTTTAGCTGACCGATATTCCATACGGGTCCTATGATTGAAGACTCCGGTGGTCTGCCGTTACGCTTCTTGTCGTATTCTTTTTTCGAGGCTTCTGGCAACATTATGTACAACAGGTGCTCGGCAAATGCGGCCATCTGCGTATGTTTTTTCGCGGGTATGACAATTTCTGGCATTATCGAATTGCCGTTTTTGTCTTTTCCTTTTGGTGATAACAGGAACTGCATAAGAAATCCCTGAGCCTCATTGATAATTTGTCTATTAGACCTAGTGAGAATCATAGATGGCAGGTTGCCTTTTTTGATTTCCTCAGCAGCATCAACTATTACGCCAGCCTTGGGCAGAACTAACTCATCACGTAGAGCGAGCAATGCCTTGTCCTGCTCTTTACGCGGCAAATCAGCTATATCAATTTTTCTATCTGGAGTAGAGTAAGTGTTCTCAATAAAAAGAATTTTTTCTCTTCTCTCAGCTTCCGATAGTTCCGGCAAATCTTTGAGAACCCTATTTTTTTCTGGAAGGAGGTCGTCAAAGTTTTTATAAACAACGCCTTGTGCTTCGCCCTTGACGTGTTTCCACGGCGGTTGTTTGACCCCCTGCTTTGTCAGGTATAGGTTTTGTAGAGCCAAAACAAGGTTTCCGAGGTGAGCCACATTGCTTCCATAGCGGAAAGACTGTGTTATCTCCAGTTCGTAGTCTGGCTCGAGTGAGGAAAGAATATTTTTTGCATCATTGAATGCAAATACTCCCTGACGGTCATCTCCGACAACAATTATTGGAAGGTTTTTTCTATTATCAAGAAGAACTTTTTCAATAATTGGGTTTGAGTCTTGAGCTTCGTCAACAAAGAATGCAGCTAAAGGTTTATCTTTTGTGGCAAATTTTTTAGAAAGTTTTGCCATTTGCGTGTTGCCTTTGTTGGGCTTCACGCTTGTCACAATCCACTCTTCACCATCAATTTCGTAAGTTCCGCCAACTTCATAAGATTTAGGAATTGTTTTGTTTTTAATTGACGATGTTCCAGCATGCCCAACCAAGCCAGGGTCCGTACGGAGGTCGGGGTCGGTTAACATCCATACCTTTGGCCCGGCGTCACGATGAAGAAGAAGATTTGAATCTCCATCGAGCATTTTGTCGACGGCCCCCTGAAGCATGCCTATCCACTCGTCGGGAATTTCTTGTTCCGCGAAAGTGGCATCAACGGGACTAATTTCTCCGCGAGCTATCTTCTTTTGCCCTTTCGCGCTCTCAAGGCCTTCTTTTTCGAGTTCTGACATCAAGAACATTTTCTTTGATGTTTTTTCGTCTACAGAAAGCGTCCACCTGCGCATTGCTTTGTTGAAAAGGTCACCAAATTCCTCGACCGTAACTTCTGCGCCATTTGGAAGCTTGAAACCCTCGAGTTCAACGTCCCCTCTTGTGAACGTTATTTTGTCTGACCGTTCTTTGAGTTTTAGGAAATCGACCCAATCTGCCCCATCGTCGAGACGTTGCCAGCCAAGTTCCTTGAACCCAGGCCTCTTTCCAGATACGGTCACCGTATCTCCATCAAAAGTCACGCCACTAAAGTCGTACGGAATCATTGGCGGCTCATCTGGCGTTTTCTCCGCGCTTATGAACTTTGGATTCTTCTTTTTCCCAAACCTTTTTTCACCATCTCTCTCTAAGATGCCAGCTTGGATTTTTCTCCTTAAATTTTTTCCAAATTTCTTATCACCCTGACCAAGAGTGAGGGAGTAGTACCAAATCTTTGAGGTTGTTGCAATTCCTGTATTTCCCGGGAACTGCACCTCTGCCTCGAGCTGATTCTTGACACCAAATACAGCATAATACATGTCACCCATTTTGTATTTTTCTGCGAGTTCTTTCACAGCATCGTTGATTGCTGCGTCATTCATTCCGTCAAAAGAGACGCCATATCTATCGGTAAGATACTTTAGATGCTCAACCCTTTCCTCGCCCTTGGAAGGCACGTTGAATTCTCTCTCTAAAACCCATGAAACATTTTTTAAGGAAGTTGTTTTCCCGGTTCCTGCACCAGCAAGAACGCTCAACACTTTCGGGTCTTTGTTTCTGACCAGATTAATCACTAAGTCAAGAATGTCTCTCTGTTCAGCAGTTGGCTCAACCTTGAGCTTAAACACTCTTCTGTAAGAAATAGACCTGTCGCTGCGCTTGACCTCGGGAACGCCATCTTTTGCGCCCTTGATTGGTCCAGTTACCTTGCCGCTTGAAAGTCCGTCAGCACCTATAACAGAGCCATCGCGACTCTTCTTTCCGACGTCACCGATAAACTCAGAAGCACGAATTATTTTTTCGTCGCGAGAGAGTTCCCCGTCTGGATTCGGAATCATTAACCGAGCCATCTGGGCATCTGGATTTTCATCAAATTGGTCCAAATCAAGCATGTCTTCGATGAAACCAGAAATGGGCCTACTCGGCGGGATAAGTGGGCTGTCTTCGTATCCCGCAATATTTGGAACTTCCAGCCAGGTATCTATCTTGCCCTTGCGTTCATCGTCTGGAATTCCAGCCAAACGGCGCATTGTTGCCGAGCGATTGAGCAGGTAATCATTTGCCTGTTGAGCCTGAAGAATCGCCCTATGAATCGCAGTTGGGTCTGACTGTAGCTTCTTCATCCATGCGTTCAGATACAAAATATGGTCTTCGCGAATTACGGGCTCGAGACCCATTGAGCCCATTGCGAATGCTGAGCCGATTTCTGCAATCAGCTCTTCAAAGGCGTAGCCTTCATCACCAAACGTTTTCCCTAATTTTCTATCGAGTCGGCTCGGATGTGATGTCCAGTGGACTGTTTCATGCATGGCAGTTCCGTAAAAAGCCAAAGCGTCTTTAAATTGTTCAAATGCAGGCATATGAATTTTGTCGGTGCCTGGCCGATAGAACGCCTGCGAGCCCTTCGATTCAACGAATGCTGGCCCTATCTCCTGAATGACTGTTTCTAGGTCCTGAAGTCTCTGTTCTTTATTTATCTCTACATCTTCAAGAGCATAAAACTTCTCTGGGAGCCCCTTGACTTCAGCGACGTTGAAGACTTCCATAACTTTGTATGTTTTTGGACCAGAAACAATATTTCCATTTAGGTCAACAGATTCTCTGCCTCGTTGCGGTACTAGAACTTTTACGCCCTTGGTAGATAGGTCTTTCGCACTAATCTTCCCGCCACGTTTTTTCCATTGCCCAGCCCCAGCCCACCTGGAAGTCTGGTACCCGCGAGCACTGGCAGTTAGCTGTAGGAGCATTTGGTTTGTGCCCTGATAAATTCTACCGCTTGTTGGATTTCTTGCATAAGCTTCGGGGTTCCGCCATGGAAACTGCCACGTTTTTGAATCAGGATTGAGCGAAAGCCCCAGAAGCGCATCAAGAATTTGCTTCGTCATCTCATCGTACATTTCCTGCACGAGTGGGGAATCTTCGGGGATTTCGTCCCCAACATTTAGTGTGCCAGACGAAAGCACTCCATCATATTTGGCCTTCTCATCGCCTGTCCGCTTCGCCTCGGGCTTATTTAGGTACTTGCCGTAGCCGCTTGAAAGACCTTGGCTGGTCTTTTCTACCTGCTTTTTTACGGGCTTTTTCTTTGGCTTTTCAGTATCGGCCATTTCGCCTTCGGCCATCTTCTCGACACGTTCCATGTATTTGTCGATTTCGGCAATGGCCTTCTTTAACTTCTTTATTTGGTCAGAATCTGATGCTCCATCCAAAACGCCTTGAAGCTCGTCACGCTGCGACTCTGCTGCGCCATATTTTTCTGCCGAATCAACATCCGGGTCGTCTATTCGCGGAAGATTTACAAGCTCGCTTCCAGAGGAAAGTTTCTGGCGCTCTTTAGGTTTTGTTATTTTCTCTACTTGAATTTCCGCTCGAGAAATTGCTGCAGCATTCGGCTTCGCAACCTGCCTGGGGGATGGCTTGGGGTTACGGATAGAGCCAGGGCCATCTGGCGTCGGGTCAGTTACGGCAAGCGGAACCCCACGCAGGAATAGTCCCTCTCCAACAATGCCGTTAAGGTTCGCGTCGCGTGCGGTAAATGGGTCAAAGTCTTCCGCACCGATTGACGTGAAGAAACGTCCTGCAGAACGACCTCCGCCTATGTTTGGGCGGTCAGTTAAACGGCCACTAATAGCTCTGCCGAGGCGATACCCGGCTGCTTTCCACTCTAGGTTGTTTTCACTTAAGGATTTTTTTTTTAAGTTTGCGACTGCATTGTCGACTGCCTCAATCAATTCGTAGGTAACGCCAGAGGTCATGAAGATGCCGTTTGTGTCGACGAAAGAATCAACGCCGTGATAGTCGAAGATTGGGTCAAGAATCTGCTTCACTTGAAACGCAAACTGAGGAACAACGGGAAGCAAATATGGCTTATCGTCGAAATCTTCGTTTTTGGAACCGAATTCACTTAAGAACTTAAAGCTCCGGCGCTTTTTTCTGCGCTTGCCGACTACCTTGCGAAGTCCTGCAATTGCCAATTCTCCGGGGTATTTTACCTCGAGGTCAGCAACGTAATCTTCTTCGGCAAATTCCTCGTCGAGTTCGTATGCCTTTGAGCCAGCTCCCTTGACAACACCCTTTGGGATGACAGCAAAACGGCACTTGCCTTCAGGCTCTACTTCCATGTCGATTATCTTGCAGGCGCTTCCACCCTGATAGAAGACGCAGTTTGAACACTTGACGCCGATTCCGGCAACTTCATTTTGTGCAGCAGGAGTATATGCCGCCCACACTCCCTCGGAATCTTCGTTGAACTTTCCGTGACGCTTTACGATTTTTAAAAGAGCATCCCTGAGGTCTACTTCTTCTTGGTCGAGATTGTTGGGGTCAAATCGACTCCCGTTATCGTTTTCGTATTGCACTGGTGGCAAAGGAACTATCTGGTTGCCGTTTTCGCCTGGCTTAATAGCAACTGGGATTGATGGCATTTGAGAAGGCCGAACAATTCTTTGTGGCTCATTTGGGGGCATACCTGGCATCGCCATTGGCATTGCGCTTACAGGAGCAATGGGCTTACGCGCGGGCATTACAACAATGGGGCGCGGCGCACCGAACATATAATGTCCGCGATTATTGCTGAATCCACACTTGTAGCGGCCAACTTCTCCGTTGTCCATTCTTCGCGCAAACGTAATCTCTTCGTCGTTAACTTCCATTAAAGATACTTTTGCGCCCAAAATTGCAGCAAGCTGCTTTTCTATCTCTGCCTTGTCAATTGGGTCTTCTTCGTTCATCATGGACATCAAGATTCCACCGGACAACTCTTCGGACTTAACGGAAATAGTCCCAGTTAGCTGGTTTGCGCCATGCAGAACCGGAGATACCTCATATAACTCAAGTTCATAAATGATATTTGCTTGGGATTTCTGGTCAAACTGAGCTCGAAGTGTCTTGTAACCAATCGACCATTCCTGCTCCTCGCCAAAGAAAGCAACCATAGCGAAGGCCTCTCGGCCTTTTTCCGAATTGAGATTAAACTGAACGCGAGCAAATAGGCCACCAATTCCGGCCATCTTCATCTTCATGGGAAGGCGGTTGTCTGTGTTCGGAACTTCGTAAATCTCCAGGACCTTACCGATGGGGTCGTTCCAACTATGTCCCCAGACAACGCGCGGCTTACGGCGTTGGAGGCTCTTCGTGAATGCTCCAGTGGCAACGATGTCGCCCACAGAGTCCTTGTTGCCGATGCCAGCCACGAAGCATTCGACAATTCCCTGCGCTTCATCCAAATTGATGGAGTCGGAGTGCCCGAGCGTAGACGACTTATATTCAAACAATTCTGATGGCATTCGATAGACCCTTCACGTCGTGTCTATTGAAAATAATAAGCGATTTAGAAGTCTGTCCGGTGCAACTATCACCAAAGTTATTTGTTTAAAGAAAATATTATTTATTTTACTGAAATAGTAATTTCTTTAAACTGTCTGGCCGAAACTCCATGCCGACCTTGTCTCGCGCTCTGCTAGCAATTCTTGCTGGTGCGCAAAAAAATCCGTAAACATTTCTACGAGGCCATCACGAAAGAAGCTAAACCGTTTTTCTTCGTCTGCATATACGAAAGATTTAAGCATTAAGGAGTTAATTTCATTGAAATGAACCTCATTAATTTTCTTCATTCTGGATGTATGTGCATCAACCATTGCTCGGACATCTTTTGCTGGCAGTGCTTTGATTTTTAGACCTTTCGTAGACGCATCATCGACTCGCGACTCAAAGGAATCGTTAATTATCGAGGACACAACGGGGCGAATATCTTCATCAAACTGTCTGTTCCATGTTTCTATTGACAACACGGATTCAATATCAAGCGTGCCGTGCATTAAGGCCTTCCTTGATTTTGCCCCACTTGCCTTTTCGAGAACTACCCGTTGCTGGCGCTCGATAACTCTCTCCATGCCACGAGCTAGGATATTGGTCCACCGCTCTATTGCCTGTTCGCTGCGGTCGATTGGGTCTTTGGTCTCTTGTTTTTCTTCCGTGGACTTTACCTGTATTTCGTTATCCGGCGACGATGCCACGGACATAGGTCCTGGGGGCATTGGGGCCTGCACGCCACCACCAAAGGCTTCTGGCGGGGTCGTAGTTTGGGCAAGCTGACCACTGGCTGCGGACTCTGCAAGTGCCCCAGCCATCGTATTGACGTCCAGCGGTACAGGTTCGCCGCCCGGCGGAACTGGTCCTGGGGGCATTCCTGGCACACCCGGCGGCATTCCCGGTATTCCCGGCGGCATTCCAGGCATACCTGGTGGCATTCCCGGCATACCTGGAACTTCGGTCTGGCCTTCTTCCATTTTCTTTTTGGTATTAGCAATTGGAATAAGATTGGGGTTCTGTAGCAAAGAGTCCGCGAGGTCTGCCTCAACTTCCTTGCGAGAAGAACCGATTCTGTACTCATTCGCGCTGATTAACCCGCCCTGGAACTCCTGTAACAGGTACCTGTCTCTTTCCTGCTTGTAGAGCATAAGAATTGGGACTTCTGACGTGTCAAAATCTAGATAATACTTGTCATCGAGTTCATCAAGAGCTCTGGCGATTGGCTCAAGATGGGGGAGCATTGTTTCCATCCAAAAAACACGGATTTCTTCTCCGGCATTACTGAATGTTCTTCCAGAAGCGTTTCCTATGACGGATTCAGGAACACCAAATGCTGACAGAATTTCTTCTTTTGTTATTTGACGCATCTGAACATATGCCGCATCGCGCGGATTGGCCGAAGTATCGACGAAATCAACACCGTCATCGGCAGCAATAACTGTTGTATGGCCAGCCCTTGCCAGATTGCCGCGGAACCTATTTCTAAGCTCCTCCTTATCGTCTTCTTCCATCTCTCCACGAACAACCAAAATGCCGCCAGGACGACCATCATTAAGCAGGTAGTTGCGGTTGTAGATTTTGGCTAGGTTTTCTATCTCAATGGCAACCCCAGCCGCTTCCAGTGGCGTAAGGGACAGATAAGGGTCGAGAGGGTGCGGTCTTCTTATCCAGCAAACATCTTCTGGCTTTAAGAACTGCTTTTCTCCGTAGGGCATTTGTACTTCGTACCCTGATACGAACTTTTTGGGGTCCGGTATTGGTGCCGTTGATTGAGGTGGAAGAAGGTTGAGGGCAATAATCCCCCCATCCCGTCCTCTAATTTTCTCTACGAATGCCCCTCGAGTACCGAGCATCAGCTGAGCCGACAATCTGTATCGGAAAATAAAAGAGTTTTCTCCTACATTCGCCTTATTATTCAAGAGCTCTAAGAGGGTAGACCTGTTGGCCTCGCGGCCACGAACTATTTCCCCCTGATTAGAGTTGTCTTTCCTAAGAATAATTGGAAGGCGAGCCTGATTTCCAGCAATCGCATCAATACATCTATTGACCCAAGTAATCTTGGACATTCCCTCGCGATAGGCGCGTTCAATGTCCCATCCATCCTTATACGCTTTCCCTGCTAGAGACGGGTTTATGGATACCGGAGCTCCATAGCCCAGGTCCTTGCGGGACGGGGGGATTATATTTTTATTTTGAGACGGGTTCCAACGCATGCGCTACCTACCCGAGGCCCAATAACAAAGCGAAAAGTCCGCAACAAACACCAGCAACCACCCAACCGGCAGGCATGAATATCATACCTGTACCAATACTACAGAACATTATAAAGCAAACCATTAACAAATTTGCGAAAGTTCCTCTGTTCGCCTTGGCTGCTAGTGAAGATTTTGTTTTTTTGAGGAATAAAACTGGAGATAATAATACCACCCTAAGTCTTCCGGGTGATTTTTTGCGTTGTTTTTTTATGTTCTCTGATGCTGGTGGCATGTAAGATACAGTAGCGCAGAAGTTGGCCCTCGGGCACCATGGGCGCTATTTGATTGGTTACGTTAACTTATGGCATCAAAATCTAACTGGGAAGAAGTTCTAGAGTATCTGAGCCCCAAGCTGCCTCCTTTTTGCCCAGAAGAGCCATCTTTGAATCAAAAAGTTTTTTTGAGGACAAACTGTCTTGAAGGCCTCTTCGGTGGGGCGGCCGGTGGAGGCAAGTCCTCAGCCCTTTTGATGGCCGCCCTACAGTATGTGGATGTCCCTGGCTATTCGGCAATCCTCTTCCGTAGAACATTTGCCGACCTCTCTCTGCCAGGTGCCTTGATGGACCGCTTTAAATCGTGGATGAGCAATTACGACGATGTTCACTGGAACAACAATAGTTTCGTGGCCACCTTCCCGTCTGGGGCTCGCATTTCATTCGGTTACCTAAATAACGTTAACGACTATCTGAGATACAAAGGTTCTGAGTTTCAGTTCATAGGGATGGATGAAGTTACAGAAATCCGAGAATCCGACTACAGGTACCTTTTCTCTCGTCTGCGTCGTCCCGCAAGTGGTCCTTTGGCGCAGATTCCGCTTCGAATGAGGGCAGCGTCCAACCCTGCTCCGAATTGGGTTCGTCAGCGGTTCATCGTAGAGGGCAGAGAGACTGGACGGGTCTTTGTTCCATCCACGCTTAAAGACAACCCAGGAATTGATGCAGATTCATATAGGCAGGCCCTGTCTGCCCTAGACCCCGTTGAACGGCGACGTCTAGAAGAAGGCGACTGGTGGTCGACGACCCTCGGTAGCCTTTTTGACCGCGAATCTTTCATAATTATCGACCCTAGCGAAATACCTGTCATAACCAATTCTGCCAGAGTTGTTAGATTCTGGGACCTTGCGGCATCCGAACCATCCGCGTCATACCCCGACCCCGACTGGACGGTTGGAACCCTAATGATGTTTGATGGCGGCATTTCGTATATTCTCGATATCAAGAAAGCACGAGTAAGAGGCGAGAAAGTAGAACAGCTAATTGCCCAGACAGCAGCAGAGGACGGGTACGGAGTGGCTGTCAGGATGGAGCAGGAACCAGGCTCGTCTGGCAAGGCACTAGTCGACCAGTACGCTAGATACGTGGTCCCTGGTTACGATTTTGGCGCTATGAGGCCGACCGGAGACAAAGTAACAAGAGCACGTCCATTTGCCGCGTCTGCAGCGAACGGAAACGTTCGCCTGGTTAGGGCTCCATGGCTCACGGATTTTCTTGATGAATTTTCATCCTTCCCCGAGTCCGCTAATCACGACGACCAGGTAGACTCCGCTGTTGGAGCTTTTACTTTTCTTACTGGCTTGGGGTTGCCTAGACGTAGAAAAGCTTCTATACTCCTTTGAACTACCAATAAATTAGACACATACTAAAGGGACCAATATGAGCTTAGAAAAAATCCAGGAACTCCGTTCGGCTATTTTAGAGCTTGACGGACATGTTTCGTCATTCCTTGCAGAAAACCCAACAGCAGAAAAAGCTGGAGAAGTTCTTGCAGAGTTGAACTTTCTCAAACGCGACATGTCTGTTATCTACGAACAATTCGCGAATCTTTTTGCCGAAATTATGGGCCTCTCCGACACAATTTCTCTTCCAGATGGTACGACCATTGAAAAGAAATCTTCCTACGACAGAAAAGGCTGGAAGCATCTAGACCTAGGCTCGGCTGTCGCGGAACGTCTCGTAAACATGTCTGTCGATATGGATACTGGCGAAGTTACAAAATCTCCAAAACAAATAGCAGAAGAAATGCTTACATACTGTGCCCCTTCGTATTGGCGAATTAAAGAACTGAACAAAATTGGGATTAACGCCGATAGCTTTAGCGAAGTTGGCGAGCTCAAAACCAGCATTATTGTCCGTAAACCGAAAAACTGAATAGAGGAAAAATGACACAGAACAGCAACGATATCGCCCGTCTCTTGGCGGAGCCGTTTCCAGAAGAAATGGAACGAACACTCATAAAAAGTGGTGTTGAGTTAATTTATCTGCCAATTAGTGAAGTTATAAATCGCCTAAATAAGGTGCTGGGAATGAGCAACTGGTCATTCGAAATCATTTCTGTTGCTCGTGATTTAATCGATACTGACGAAATAATTGCGCACGTTTCCCTTACGGCAACGATTGATGGATGCACGATAACTAAGCACGGCTTCGGTGGACAGTCAGTAAAGCGTCAGAGAAAAGACAATAAGCCTGTTGACCTTGGCAACGATTTCAAGGGAGCAGTCTCGGATGCCCTTAAAAAAGCAGCACAGCTACTTGGTGTCGGACTTTATCTAGCACGCTCTTCCGATGCCATGGATGCTGAAGACGCAATTGGCGCATCCATGCCTCACGTTGAGCCGAGCCCCAATATTGAACCATCTTCTGAATTGGACGAAGAATGGAACAACTTTGTAGGCGTCACAAAGACTCTTGACAAAGAGCAAAAAGAGTCCCTAAATGACTTTTGGGCGAAATACTCTTCTGGAAAGCCAAAGCCGACCCGCACTACAGTGACAGAAGAAGAAATTAAGGCTCTCATAGTAGAAGCAATGCGTTTATCTTTCGGAGCGACAATTATTGAGTCACCAAATGACAAGTGAACAGTCGGTTGTCATGAAAGCCCCAAACATGCTTTCACCGTCTTCAATTGGAACATTCCGTCAGTGTCCATTAAAGTTTAAGTTCACTAAAATTGATGGCTTGCAAGATTCTCCCACTGAATCCACAATGCTTGGAAATTTCGTGCATGAGATTCTCGAAACAATGTACGCCCTTCCTCCTGAGCAAAGAACTCAAGACACTGCGAGATTGATTGCTCGCGACCTGTGGGAGTCAAAATGGGAAGAAATGGTAAAAACCATTATTCGTTCAGAAAAAGAAATCAAACTTTTTAGGTGGACCGCTTGGTGGTGTGTTGAAAATGTTTGGGCCCTAGAGCAACCTATGGAGGTTCAGCCATGGGCGATTGAAGAGCATGTAGAGGGGGAAATCTCTGGAGTGAAGCTCCACGGATACATAGACCGCCTTCATGTAGATGGAGATACGGCCAAGGTTTGTGATTACAAAACCGGGAAAACTCCCAAAAAACAGTATGTTGATGATAAGTATTTCCAATTAATAATTTACACTCAACTTCTAGGAAGTGCCGGAATAGAGGCAAAAAACTTTGAGATTGAATTGCTTTATCTAAAAGACGGCGTCAGATTTGAAAAACGAGTAACCGAAGAAGACATTGCAAATGTTGCTTCTGTCATTGCTGAGGTTAAAGCCGGCATCGACCTGAGAATTGCTCAGGGTCATTTTGAGCCAAACAAGTCAATTCTTTGCAATTGGTGCGGCTTCAAGTCAATTTGCCCAGCCTGGAAATAAGTTGCAGGCCCTAATGGAGACATCACAGATTAATAAAACAATGAATACAAAATGGAACGACGACGCCTTTGCAAGAATGGTTGCCGAAGAAGTAAAAAACAAAACTTCACTTCAAGAACGCGAAGAACTTCAAAATCCAGAACATTGGGATAGATGGAAGCGTGCTCTTATAGCTCTTTCGGACAACCTACAAAGACAAATTGATTCAATAGAGGCAGATAGTGAATCAGACCAGCAGCGTTATTCTTCTCTTGGTGCCAAAGGTGGGAAACTAACGACGGAAGCACTTCGTTACTATGGTGAAAAAGCAACCCGAATCAAGAGATTCAAATATCACGTAGACCGCCGTCTTGACGACGTCTGCCTAATGATTGACACAGGGGAAACCAGTAATAACGACGGGTGGAAGGAAGTTGACTTTTACCGCAGGGCAATCATTGCGCACAAAAACTTATTAGAAGAGTTTGACCTTGAAGATACGGCCATCGACCGTTCGCTATGGGATTGCCTTGATGGTAAATGGACTTTCGGGGACATTAATAATGACAATTTATGATGTAATATTCATACTTAATGAAGCCCAATAAGCCAATTAAACGAACGCCGCTCAAACGCAGTACAAAGAAAATAGCCAAACGTAGCCAAAAAACTGAAGAAATATACGTTGAGCGCCGCAAGATTGTTGCTCGAATGCTGTCTGATTTCCCACTTTGTTTTGCCTGCCCAGTTTTTGCCAAGAATGATGGATTGCATGTTTTTATTCATCGCAATAGTGTCGATGTGCATGAGCTCGTTCGTCGCTCGCAGGGTGGCTCAATACTTGAAGAAGAAAATCTCGTTACCGTGTGCAGAAAGTGTCACTCAAGAATCGGCAACGAACCGGCCCTTGCTTTTTCGCTTGGGTTGGCCAAACACTCATGGGAGTGAGTGTATTATTTAGTTATCTTCAGAAATCGCTACCTGAGGACCCAAATAGGTGCACGGGCGGGTAGTTGTTCAGCGTTGAGCTACTACCCGCCTTTGTATTTGCTATAGTCCACAATTGTGCGTTTACTTGGGCTTGACCTTTCTCTTACATCTACCGGCTATTGCGTAGAAGAAAAGACTGGAGTCATAGCCCTTAAACTAAAAGGGGCCGAAAGGCTATCTAGGGTTTCTGACGAGATTATTAAAATAATTAAGACCAACGCGATAGATGTTGCCATAATTGAGGGCTACTCTTTTGCCTCGCGTAACAGCCAGGCTCACAGTATTGGCGAAATGGGGGGTGCTGTAAGAATGAAATTGTGGGAGATGAACATCCCCTATGTGGAGGTTCCACCTACCTGTAGGGCAAAGTTTGCCACCGGCAAGGGCAATGCCGGAAAGACTGAGGTTATTTCAGCTATTTCTGCTAAGACCGGACTAACTTTTTTGGGGGCTGGGGCAGACGACGAATGCGATGCATGGATACTCCGGCAGATGGGCCTTGCTTATATCGGAGAATCAAAGGAATCTTGGACTAAAGAGCAATTAGAGGCTTTAATAAAAGTAGACTGGTCCCCTATCGAGGGAATGAGAGAGGTTTCTTAGTATGAGAACAACGCCAATTAGCCAAATTGATATTGAGCAGGAGTTGCTCCGGTTGATGGATATGCTTGAAGAAGAGACAGAGCAATTTGAATCTCTATCTATGGATATGGCAAAAAAAGAAGCTCTCTATAAAGCCAATTGGGCTCGCGAATATCTGTCTGCCAAGGGGTCTATAAAAGAGAGAGAAGCGTGGGCGGATTACAAGCTTGACCAGGAGTACTTTGAATACAAGTGTGCCGAAGCTCTTGTTAAATCTAAAAGAGAAAAGCTTCTTTCCGTTCGCTCATCCATGGATGCAATACGAACACTAAACGCCAACGTTAGAAATCAGGTATAGAACTATGACTCATGGAATTCACGAATCACTCATTCAAATGGCCGTAGACATCGAGACGCTGCTGCCACTAGAATCAAACCCCAGACGCGGTGACGTAGGAGCAATTATGGCTTCGTATCGCGAATTTGGACAAATCAAACCAATAGTTGTTCGACCCAACGATGATGGAACGGCGACAGTTATCGCTGGAAATCACCAGCTAGAGGCAGCAAAAAGGTTGGGCTGGGACAAAATAGCAGCCGTCAGCTTTGCGGTTGATGGCGAGCGAGCTATTGCCTTTGCGCTTGCAGACAACAGAACGATGGAGCTTGGATATACCGAGCCAGAGTTATTGAATGAAGTAATACTTGAACTGGCAGATATCTACCCGGAGCTCATCAACGGACTCGGATGGGATGAATTTTACACTGCCGAAATAGAACAAAAACTCATTCGTGAGGACAATAGAGTAATAGAGCCTGGTGCTGGATTCATTTCACCGACTATTAGTGGGTCTTCGGATAATGGATTTACTGTTGTTGCAAAATTTGACAGTTATGACGACTATGACAATTATGGAGAGAACAAAACAAGCACAAACGCATCACCTACTGCGCCAGAACTAGACCGTAATATGGTGAACGTTACCCATACGGAAGATGGCAAGCAGCACATTGAAATACGTTCAGGCTTCGACCAAAATGATGCCGTCAAACGTGGCTCAACGACCGTCTCTCCGGGTTCGGCCCCACGAGCCGTCGTTCAATGCACAATTGTATTTGACGACACGACACAGCAGGCTAGATGGTATGAATTTTTGAAGTGGATAAAATCCGACCCCGCAGTAGTCGGAGCAACTACCGCTGAGAAGCTGATAGATTTTATTAATCAACACATAGAGGTTTAATATGGACCAACAAGAACAGGTATACAGACATCTACTACAAGTGGCTAGGGTCTCCAAGAATGACTGTCCGAAGATATTGGACATCATGGACAAGCACATAGCGGACTCCGCATATTGGAAGGCTGTTGCCGAGAGAGCTCTAAATGAGAACAACGAGCTCAGGGCAGAAATACTCCGCCTCAACAAAATGCACAAAAACTAATGACTCGTCAACGCCTGTTCTTGGATATGAGTTGCGTTGACGCTGCTCGTCAAAGAATACGTCACGTATACGACACCTTTGACACGGTGTGTGTTCAATTTTCTGGCGGCAAAGACTCAACCGCCGTTCTTCTCCTTGCCAAAGAGGTCCACGAAGAGCGTGGCCTAGGCCCTGTTAAGGTGATTTTCCGCGACGAAGAAATGGTAAGTCCTGTCGTCGTAGACTACGTAGAGAGGGTCCGCAACTACGACTGGGTCGATATGGAGTGGTACTGCTTGCCGTATCCAGCGGAGATATGGGTCCTTGGCTACAGAATAACAACCCTTCTGTGGAGTCAAGAAAGATTTGAACAAGATAGGTGGGTGCGCCCAATGCCGCCATGGGCAATTAGTGGCAAAAATTTTGGGCTAAGCCATAGTGTTTCATTACCTGAGCAAACTGACTATTACACAATGCAAGGCAAAAAAGGTAATGTTGCCTTTCTGACTGGAGTTAGGGCGAGTGAGTCAATGGTCAGGTATAGGTCGATTGTTCAGAAACTTCACGAGAACTACATAAACACGCCATACAAGTTAAAAAAGGGAATACCACTCAAGTTTGCCAAAGTCATATACGACTGGAACACGGATGATGTTTTTAAATTTATCATCGAAGAGCACGACGCAGAGTACTGCAAGTACTATGACCTCGCAACAATAACTGGAAGCAACACGCGAGTTGGAATCCCTCTGCATGCAACTGCAATAAGACGGATTGGGGATGTTGTCGCAACGGAGCCAGAGTTCTACGACAGACTTTATGAGTGTTTCCCTTACATTGACGCACAGCGTAGACTTTGGCCCGAGTTTGACTCGGAGAAACTGATTGACATCTACGCCCAGTTTGGCTTTGATGGCGCTTCAAGTTTCATCGAACAATATTTGGTAGGTGAAAGACGACAAACAGAGGCACGTGCTTATGTTTCTAAATTTAGAAAAAAACATTTGTCGGACCCACATGGGTACCCGGTTAGCTGGCTTATAAGAAATTTGATGCTGAACGATATCGACGTTAACTCGCCAACGCCAGTTGGACCCAAGACAAAGGCGCACACGGTCAGGGCTGTAGAACTAGAGAGAGCAGACATATATGAATATTAATATTGAATACGTAGAACCATCCCGCCTATCCGTCCCCGAATGGCGAGCCACATATACCCTACGCCCGGAGATGTTAATAATTTCAGCATCACTATCTGAACTTGGGTTCATTCAGCCAATACACGCTCGCCTATCTACTGGGGAGATAATCGACGGTTCTGAGCGTTACATCTTGGCAACGAGTATTCCGCAGATTTTAAAAAAGTCCGAAGGCAAAATCCCAGTAGTGTTTCATGATGTCGACCAGGTTGATGCGATGATGATGCATCTTCGCCTAAATCGGGGGCATTCGCATGTGATTGCAGAGAAAGCTTCCAAAATAATTAGGTCTGTCAGGCGTTCCGGCAAGTATGGCGCATCCGATTTTCAGGACATTCTCTGCATGCGAGCAGAAGAACTTGCATTAATGCTTGACGGAAATTTGTTCAAAGTCAGGAAAATAAAAGAACATAATTACGCTAGAGCCTGGGTTCCGATAGAGGCTCCCCCGAATTCTGTGCCCCCAGAAGTGCTTTCAATAGAAAGACCGCCTAATTCCGACAGATAGATAAAAGTATTTTCTGGTATATTTGAACAAAGACCATAGGAGCTTTTATGCCAGGAGTACGTTACGGCCCAGACATTAGTGATGACGCCGCACAAATTACCGATTTTGTCAAAGAAACGCAAGCAAAGCTGCGCAAGGGAGCAAAATTATCCAAAGCCGACAGCAAGCGTCTTGATAATTATAAAAATATCGCAAAAGACATTTTTGGTGTAAAAAACTCAGACTTCGATAAAGGCAAGCTTGGCGATTTGGCGGAAATGGCCAGATACGGTGGTTCAAAGTCGCGAAGCAAAGCTGCGAAAAGTTGGAGAACCGGCGGAACCATGAAGAAGTCCGTTAGCAGGGAGTTTGCGGACCGTGGCGACTCTAGTGGTCGTAAGCCTGGTGGCGTAGGCGCCCCAGCCGATTCATGGTATGCGGGTCGCACTAGGTCAAAGAGATTCCGAGAGCTTGAAGGCCGAGCCCAAAGAAGAATGACAAAAAATGGGGCACAATTTGGTGCAGCCAAGATTGCACCAAGAGCTACCAAGCCAGACAACTTCTTGTCTCAGGTTGACAAATTAAACCTAGCAAGAACACGTGCAGGCGGCAGCGACATTCTCAATAGGCCAAGAGGGGGCAAGGCCCCAGGAGGACGCGTTCTAGGCGCAGGACGTCCAATCCGTCCTCCGAAGGCCAAGTCAGCTGCTCGAGCCGTGCAACGACAGAGGGCAAAGACAGGAGCGGAGAAAGCTGCCGACCTTGCAAAAGGCAAAAAGGGCGGAAAAGGCGGAGGCAAAAAAGGCAAGAAGAAATAAACTTCTTCGCACCGATTTAGTTCCTCATTAAATAGTCATCATAGTTTTCAAAGCCACTATCTGGCTCCATGTCTTCTAAGATGTCATCCCAGTAGATATCTTCGTCCGTGCCAATATCTTGTTTAATCAAGAAATCTTTGACAGATGTGCTCGGTTCTAGCGTTGCTACGTACTTTCCCGTTTCATCCTTGCCAATAATCTTCATACCTGTAGCGGCCATCATAGAGCAAGTGATGGACCATAGAAAATCCGTGTAATCACTCATTGCATCCTCATTGACTTCGCCTTCTTCGTCAAAGATGTTTTCTTCTCTTTCGTTTACCCAGAAAAAAAGGACCTTTAGGACATTTTGCAAAACTTCAACATTTGCTGCCCGCTTGGTTTCTTCGTTGGAAAAATATTCTGTAATCGTAATTTCTGTTTTCATTTGGATTCATTCTCCTTTTCAAAGTGTTCTAGTGACTTATATGGCTTGAATTTCACAACGTAGTCGCCGTTAATATTCTCCCCAACCACCCGCATCCCTGCCACGGCCATCAAGAGCGAGGCAAGGCCAAAAGACTCATCCATCAGGTCATCTATGTCCGATTCGCTCATTGGCTGACCGTCGGGCATAAACAGGAAAAAGATAACCCTAGTTATTCTTCCAAGAATCTCCATATTTATTGACTTAAGGTCATCTCCCTTGATGTCAATAATTGTATCGAATTTACTTTTTCCCGACATGGCACGAATCTACACCAATTCCGTTGCTCGGTCAACCCTTCTCTCCTCCCACAAGTTAACTAGGTGTTAGAATTTGATGAAGCATTTATTTGCAAAATCGCTTTATCACGGGAGTGACGATGATTGTCTCAGTTAATGATGTCAAGGTATATATGGATATCAAGCTGTCGGCACGTCAGGAAGATGCCGCCGTCATGGTCCTCGCCGGTCTTCAAAGCGAGCTCGAATCATTCCTACGTCGCCCGATAGAGGTCAGCGAATATGTAGAAGAGCACCGTCTGGACTCCAATCACAATGGCACCCCAATGGGGACATTTTTAACAGCAGACAACACCAGTTATAATTCTTCCTTCACTAAAGGTTCATACACCGACATAGTTGCGTGGGCGACACCGCCACCCGCTATTTACTTTAGAAATACCCCAATTGCTTCAATATCAGAGGTTAAGGTAAAGCCACTTTTTGGCACGGAAAGAGTACTTATTGAAGATACCGACTACGTTACGCGAACATACGGGATTGATTACTACCACGGATATTCAGATGATTTAATAACCATTACGTATACTGCCGGACTTGATGGTCCATCAATACCCGTATTCAAGCTAATGATACTTAGAGCAGCATCACGTGAAATGCAAAACATGCACGACGACGTAGTTGGAGTCAAGGACATCACAACGAGAAATACTGGTCCGCTTGTTACGGGCTTCCTTGATTCGGAACTTTCTTCATTGCGCAAATACCGTCGCGTTCGGGCTTAATTATGTCCAGAAGCGGCATAGTAGTTTATATTGGAGATACCGATTTCCACGGCGAGGACGCAAAGGACCGCTTAGGAAACATGAAAGACAGGGCTAAATCAATGCGGCCTGTTTTGAATTGGGCTAAGGGTTATTTAGAAAGAGCATATTCTAAGAATTTCACCACCATGGGTGCCCTTTCCGCCAAGGCGATGCTCAAGGGTGCATGGCCACCACTAGACGATGACTATGAGTCGTGGAAGTTCCGCAATGTTCCTGGGGCTCCACCTCTGGTAATAACTGGAAAGCTGTTTCGCAGCGTCGCCGGCATGGGGTCTAGTCCCAAGAACTCGATTAGTGACATGGAAGGAACTTTCGTAATTGATAGCCCAATTGCGAAATTTCACCAGTATGGAACTCAAGACATGCCTGCTCGCCCGCTGCTATTTGTTCCTAAAGATTTTGACAGAGACATCAATAAAAAAGCAACGCAGTACATTGTCCAAGGAAGCAAGCTGGCATGACCTATTTAATGAATGGCTCGCATTTTGCTAAAAAATATGTCAATGACTATTTGACCGCCGACCTTCCGATTCGCCTCATTCGGTACAGAAACGGCTGGAACCTCGATAGCACGAAACTCCCGGACCCAGGCCAGTACATAGGTTATGAGCCAATGGCGATAGATGAATGGCCCTCGGTTATTACTGTCGCGCTCTCCATGAATGGACTTGAAAGAATAGGTTACGACCAAACCGACCCTCTTTATCGCGTCAGCTACTCCATGCGGACCTATCTATGGGTACGAGACGAAGGAAATGAAGCAACAACTTTAATGAGAGATAGATTGACGACGGTAACTAGAAGCGCCCTTCTTGACTACCCTTGCCTCAAGGCCCACGACTCACGAACGTCTTTTAGGGCTCTTATCAGCGAAAATAGCTTCCGGGAAGAGTATTCAGACATAACCCTACTCAAGGGCGACCGAATGATGGCAGGGGCATACATTGCCTACACGCTAGAAATGGACGAGGTTGTCGCTCGAGAAGCATTGGGTGTTGTCTCAGAAATAGACGTTGAGACTACGCCTACTGGCGTT